TGGAGTTATGTTGAGTAATGTAGTTGCAGACGAACAAAAGACTTATACATTTACAGAAGTGAAAACAGCAGTTTTCAATATTCCGTCAAATGTATCAAATTTTTTGACAAGTGAAGTTGAGAAAACAAAAGCTTATCAAAAAGAATCTTGGGCAGATATGAAAACGCAAACTGCTCAGAATTGGGCACAATTGAAATCGTTATTTGGAGTTAAGAACTAATGGATTTCCAATTAACAAGTTCCAATGATGGTACTTTTTTAATCAGACCTGTATCCGCTAGGGCACAGGTTTGGTGGACAGATAGCAGAATGGCTGAAAGATATGTTGTTGATAATACACAAAGCGATTTTGCTGTTATATTAACTGAAAACCAACAGAAAGTTTGTAATGAAATTAGACAAAATAATTTTGATTTTACTAATTAGTTTATTAACTGCTTGTAGTAGTACAAAACAAGTTAATGTTAATGTTAGTGAAGAAACACCAAAATACAATTTTACTAGAAGTCATTTAGGAGTTGTATTAGGAGGTGCTACTGGTGCTGGGGCGTGTGTTGAATTGATTGGTACAGACCCATATATCGCTGCTGGTTGTGCCGTTGTAGGTGCCTTTATTGGTGCAAATATATTATATCAAAGTGATTATGATTTACACCAGGCAGTATTTGTAGACCATTTAAATAATGGTCCTAGTAGTGCTAGTTATACTAATTGGTTTAGTACAAAATCTGGAAATAATGGAACTATTAAGATTAATAGAAGTTATGTACAAGGTCCATTAATATGTAAAGAATATGAAAGTAATTGGAATATAAAATCAAATTGGCCAGTTGTTGGTATCGGAAATCAATCTATTGATACTAGATTTGGAACGGTATGTCAAATGCCAGATGGTCGTTGGGTGGAGAAAAGATGAATCCGAGAACTATAATATTCTTAACAATATTTTTTATGCTATTAACTTTAATGGCGATTACCGCTGGGGCAAATGAACCTACTTGGGTTATGAAAAAAGTTGAACCAGAAAAAGGAGAAATAATGCAAGTTAATTCGGCACCTGTTGATGACATTTATATTAATGAGATACACGAAAAGGTGCAGAAGAAATTAAAACTATTAAGTGATAATGAGAAAAAGAATATATTAAAAGAAACCGTATTAGATAGATTTGAAAGAGACGGACAATGGTGTTTCATTAAGATTGTTATAAGACAATTGGATAATGGTGATATTATTAAAGAAGAAATTATGGAGTGTGCCGATACTGAACACGGCAAAACAGATAAAGAAAAAATTAAAGAACTGGAGAAGCAGATTGAGTTAGAGAAAGCAAAGAAACCTGGTTATTGGGAATTATTTGCTGCCTTTTATTATAAGGACTTAAATGCACCAGAATATTGTAGGTTGTATTCTCAACCTTCACACGCTTTTAGAACCTTCGGAACGGCGTGTTTAACGATAGAAGGAAAATGGGAGAAAAGATAATATGACGAAAAATCTAGTTATACTTGGACTCCTTGCTATGTTGTTGACAGGAATGACCTTTAATGAGGTTGCTGTTTATGTAGAAGATAATCAGCTTATTGACAAACTTAGCGATTTATTATATAATGTAATAAGGAGTGTGAAAAACAATGTATAAAAACATATGGAAGACCGTAGGTGTATTGCTGTTTGCAGTATTACTTACAAACTGCTCTTCTAGTAAATATAAAATCAAGCAGGAGAGTGGAAAAATAGTTACCGAAGTACCACAATGGTATATGGCTAACTTTGATATTAAGAAGCATTGCAATATTTCAATGTGGGCGAATAAGCCAATTATCAAAAGTGAAGATGACGATAAGGCGTGTATCTTTGGTGTCGGAACTTCTGTATCACCAAGTTTAGAACTTGCAATTGAGAAAGCAAAACTGATTGCAAAAGCTGAAATGGCTGATATAGTTGCAGGTGAAATGAATAAGAAAGCTAAAATATTCGTTACCGAAATTGGCAAAACTAATCAAAAGACGGTAGTTGAAGAAGTTGAAACTGCTTTAGTTAATGTTATTTCAAATACACCTGTTAGAGGATATGAAATCTTTGCTCAGGAAGTAACCAGAACGAAACAAGGTTATTTTAGAGCTTGGATAGGTTTAAGATTACCTCTAGGTGAGTTTAATAAGATGTATGATTACACAATTGCAGAAGTAGTTGATAGTCATAAAATTAAACTAAAAGCAATTGAAGCTTTCAATGATGTAGAAAGTACTTCAAATGAAAAAAAGAACAATGAGTAGTAATATAATTGTATATTCAAAAAACAATTGTGGTTATTGCGTGAAGGCGAAGTCCCTTCTAAAGGGACTTGGTCTATCTTTTAAAGTTAAGAAGATGGAAGAATTTGAGAGTGTAGACGCTATGCTTAAAGACATTGGTAAAAAAGTTAGGTCTATGCCTCAAATAAAAATTGATGGAGAACTAGTTGGTGGTTATAATCAACTAATAGAATTTTATAATAAAAAAGGTTTAGTGGATTTTAAAGGCAATGTCAAACGATAAAGACGATAAAGATAATAAACCTAAAAATGCGTTTAAGAATGTTGTTTTATTTCCAGAGAATAAAATAAAACGACCACCTAAACCTACTGACCCTACGGCAGCTAAAAAGATGAGAGCATATCAGGCAGCTAAATTTGTAGAGACAGCGACAGATGAAATTGGATTAGATTTAGTTAGAAAGTTTGTTGCAATGGGTTTAGATACAAAACAAGATGTATTTACAAAAGATTTGGCGTTATCTATGGACGCAATTAGAGGACTTTTATATAGACAATTTTCAATGGGACATCCAATACAGAAGGTTGTTGACGCTTCTGTTAAGTTGCGTATGAATCCTGCTGGTGTGGTGACTGCTAGAATAGAATATAGTAATATAAGTGATGAGACAAGTAAAACTACAAAACCAATTAATAAAGATATTTCAGACGATTTAAATAATCGTAATCACGGTTACTTTCAATTTACAGAAGACTTTGATTTTAAAGATGGACCAGAATTTTCGGATGATGGTGTTCCACCATTTCCCGATACAGATCCCGATAAGGAGGAATAATAATGGAAGTAGATACAGATAAAATACAAAAATGGGTAGATGAGTTTGCTGGAAAGCACTTTGCAAAAGGTTCACATAGGTGGGCATTTTGGGTTGAAGGTGTAATCATAGGCATAATCATATGCCATATTTGGTAACAGAATTTGATTGTGAAAGAACCATTATAATGCGATTCTATCACAACAAATAAAAAAGGAGGTTTAAACATATGTTTAAATTTTTATTTAATAAAGGAGACGATACAATGGCTAGACCAAAAATATCTAAAACGCAGAAGGTATTAAACCTTTTGTCAAAAGGTGAACCAGTTGCTTGGAAAACATTAAGAACAAAATTTGACTTAATGTCACCAAGAGCAATGGTTGACAAATTAAGAGAACAAGGACATATGATATACATTAACAAAGGTGTTAAAGGTACTTCATATAGAATTGGTACTCCTACTAGAGCTATTATAGCTGCTGGTATAAAAAAACTTTACGGAACAGATTATTCTTACGCAAATAGGGTATAGTTCCTAAAGGTGAGGAAGACAACATTAGTTTGTCTGTAAGGGCGAGGAAAGCTAGCGTGGACCTCGCCCTACTCTTCCTCAGGAAAAGATAATGAGTGAAAAGAAACAAGTTAAAATTGAACAAGTAATTCCTAAAGATTATGCTGAAGGATTAGCAAAACTATTAGTTGAAAGACATTTTAAATATATGGCACAACAAGTTAATGAAGAAGATGTAAGTAAATCAATTAAAGAATTTGATGACATAAACGAAATATGGCACGCAAGGACAAGATGAAAAGAGAAAAATTAGACGACAAGATAAAAGCTTTGGACTCCACAAGAGTTTTTAAAAAGATTACACCTTTATATGATATATCTTGGTATATTAAATGGACAAGTTCCATAATATTACTAATAGGTATGATGTTAACTTCTATGGAAATAAATCCATACAATTTATATTTACATTTAACAGGAGTAATGGGTTGGTTTATAGTAGGTATGCTATGGCACGATAGAGCATTAATTGTTTTAAATGCAGTTGCAATGGGCATATTCTTAATGGGTATTATCAAGTATCATAGTGCCTGTTCTAATTGTATGATACCTCTATGAGTAGATTAAATAATAGACGAGATATAGTAATTGCAAATTTAAATAGTGAATACCCAAAGTTTTTAAAAGCAATACCTAAATTAAGTAATAAAGATATTATGAAACATAAATTGATGAAACTATTAGATGAACTAAAGAAAATGATGACAAAGGAGAAGTTATGAGTAATGAATACGATACAACAGAAGAACACGATAAGTCATATGAGAACGAGACCGAAAGAGACTTATCACCAATGGTGCAAATCTCATTAAAAGAATATGACAAGTTAAAAGAAAAGACAAAGTATATTACAGATAAATCTTTGATTGAATATATAGACAAGATAGAATTTTTTGTAAAAGAATTAAGAAAACATATAGTAAGAAAGGATATACTATAATGGGTAAGATGAGAATTTTTAAGTTTTTAAAAGATGATAAAGAAATAGAAGAAGTAGAATCTTCTTCCTTTAAGAAGGCAGTTAAATCTTTTCAGAATAAAGTAAAACAAAGTATGGTATATGTTGAGTGGATAAGTAAGAAAGGTCAGGAAATGACCAAGTGGCAAAAACTACCATTAGGAAGAAAAGATAAAATAAACAGATGATTATAGTAGATATGCACCAAGTATTGATTAGCAATATAATGGCACAACTTACAATGAAAAGTTATAAGGGTACCAAAGTAGGTGTTGTTAATAAAGAATTGGTAAGGCATATGTGTTGTAATTCATTAAGAGGTTATGTTAGAAAGTTTGGCAATGAATACGGTAAAGATAATTTAGTACTTGCTTGTGATAGTGCTAACCCTTGGAGACGAGATTTCTTTCCTAATTATAAATGGAGTAGAAGACAAGGTAGAGAAGAAAGTAAAAGTGATTGGGACTTAATGTTCAAAATCATTTTAGAAGTTAAAGATGAGATTGCTGAAAACTTACCTTATAAAGTAGTTGCAGTAGATAACGCAGAAGCAGATGATATAATTGCTGTGATTGTAGGTCTACAAGAGGAGAAAAAGTACCTTATTATATCAGGCGATAAAGACTTCAAACAATTACAGAAGTATAGTAATGTAAACCAGTTTTCTCCTATTCAAAAAGTTATGGTTAAAGAAGATAACCCGATAAGATATTTACACGAACAGATAATCAAAGGTGACCGAAGTGATGGAGTTCCTAACATTTTGTCTCCCGATGATGTCTTCACAACGAAGAAGAAACAAAGTCCTATTACGAAGAAGAAACTAGAAGAATGGGCACAGGTTGATGATATACCTTTGGGAAGTGAAACCAAAAAATATTATAATAGGAACAAGAAGTTAATAGACCTAGAGCAGATACCAAACGCTCTGGTAGAATCTATTATAAATAGCTATAAGAATTGTAAAGTGCCTAGTAGGTCCAAACTACTACCGTATTTTATGAACTATAAACTAAAATCACTAATTGAAAACATTAATGATTTTTAATATTGCAATATAAGAGGAAATGAAATGGCTGAAAATAGAAGTATAGTGAATCCTGCTTTAAGACAAGCAGCTCAAACAGCGTCATCAATGGTGCTGACATTCCACGAAATCTTTACTAAAGTTAATAACGCAAAAGACAAAACAAAGAAAGTTGAATTGTTGAGACATTACGATAGTCCAGCAATGAGACAAGTATTAAAAGGTGCTTTTGACCCAAAAATTAAATGGGACTTACCAAAAGGCACACCACCATATATTGAAAACGAAGCTCCGTTAGG